CCATTGGGAAGATTTTCCCTGAAAATGGCTCGACTCAGCATTATCTGGCTTGACCGGACAAAATATGACTGAATCTACTGAGATTGCCCGAGTTAGGGACGAATCGGCTTACCGAGGTGTTCCAAACCCTCGAATTCACACAAAACTAACCGATTACCCTTCTCACGGCGAGGCTATGATCAAATTCTGCGAGGAAATCGGCTTCGAACTTCTCCCTTGGCAACAATGGCTGGCTCATCACTCGCTCAAATACAAACCCGATGGCCGATGGGCTCACCCAGTCGTTACCCTACTTTGCGCTCGGCAACAAGGTAAATCGACGTTTATGGCTTTGCAGATATTGTTTAGAATCTACGTCCTCAAGGAGAAGCTTCAAGTCCATACGGCTCACAAGCTCACAACCTCGGCAGAATTGTTTTATAAGATTTACGGCATTATCGAACAGACTCCCCGACTAGCCGCCGAATTTACTAAGAAACTGGAGAGTAAGGGATTTCAAGAATTGCAATTCACCGAGGGACGTCGTTATATCGTTCGAGCCAATAACTCAGCCGGTCGCGGTATTGCCGCCCCTGAAACTATCCACCTAGACGAGGCTCGCGAATATAAAGACGAGGATGTCTGGTCAGCCTTGCGTTATACCCAGATGGCCAGCCCGAATCCTCAAATATGGGTTTATTCAAACGCTGGAGATCAGCACTCGATAGTCCTAAACAAGTTGCGCGAAAGAGCCTTAGCCGCAATTCACGGCGGCTCGGATGACATTGGTTGGTTCGAATGGTCTGCGCCTCACGGCATAAAGTTCGATAACTCACCGGACTTTTGGTTAGGTGTCTGCCAAGCTAATCCGTCACTTGGCTACACAGTCCATCCCGATAACATTCGAGCGGTCTTATCAGACCCCGAAGACATTGTACGCACAGAAGTCTTATGTCAATGGGTCGATACCATCAACCCAGTAATCAACCCTTCTCAGTGGGAATCTTGTAAAGTTGAGGGACTTCGACTCAACCCTGAGTCCGATACTTGGCTGGCTATTGATCTCAGTCCAGACAGAAAACAAGCCGCGCTCGTTGCTAGCCAGAAACTTGAAGGCGACCAATTCCAAGTCATACTCCTTCAGACTTGGCACAACCCTCAGAACTTGGACGATAAAGCCTTAGCCAATGACCTAGCCGAATGGTTTAGAAAATACCCAGTTCAACTGGTGGCTTACTCAGCTCGAACCGCGTCAGCGGTCGCGGCTAGATTGGCCCCTGCTGGAATTAGGACTGAACCCATCGATGGTCTAGATTATGCTCAAAGTTGCGATGAACTTCTAGGTGCTATTTCATCTCAGCGGTTAGCCCACTCGGGACAGGACGAGCTAACTAAACAATGCCTATCCGCCGTCAAATTACCTTATGGGGACGGCGGCTGGGTAATGGGTCGAAAAGTTAGTAACGCGGTTATTTGTGGAGCGGTTGCCTCAGCGATGGCGACTCATTTCGCCACTAAGTCAAACGATGGCGTCGATATTGTCATTATGTAACATACGCGCCTTACAATATTAGGCAAATGGGTGCTATCCGCGATTTTCTATTTCCACAAGTGACGTCAGCCAAGCCTGAGAAGGTAAGCGACGTAACCGCCGCACTAACTCCGGTTCAAATTACCGATTCCGTCTATAACATTCTTGGTGGCGCAACAAATACGACTCGCCAGTTGGCGATGAGCGTTCCTTCAGTTGCTCGAGCTAGAAACATTATTTGCGGAACTATCGGATCATTACCGCTGACAACTTTCAATCGCATCACCGGACAATATGTCGATCCGCACCGCGTTATCAATCAGCCAGACCCTCGCGTTGCTGGATTTGTTATCTATAACTGGCTCGCTGAAGATATTTGGCTTTATGGCGTCGGTTATGGCCAAGTTCTTGAAATGTATTCCTCAACCGATGGCGGACGCGTTAGAGCTTGGACTCGCGTAAGTCCTGAGCGAGTTACAGTTGATACAGATTTCCGCAACACAGTTATTGAGTCATACAAAGTCGATGGGATGGCAGTTCCTAACTCTGGCGTTGGCTCGTTGATTAGATTTGATGGCCCAGATGAGGGATTACTTCACAGAGCTGGCAAAACAATTAGCGCCGCAGTCTTCTTAGAAAATGCGGCAGTCAATTACGCTAAAGAGCCAGCCCCTTCAATGATTTTGAAATCCAATGGCACAAACCTAACAGCGGAAAGAGTTTCATCACTTCTTTCAGCTTGGCGAACTGCTCGACAAACTCGCTCAACTGCGTTCCTCAATGCTGACGTTGATTTGAAAGAATTTGGTTTTGATCCTAAGTCGCTACAACTTGCTGAGGCTAGACAATACGTCGCCCTTGAGTTGGCTCGCGCTTGCGGAATCCCAGCTTACTTCTTGAGCGCCGAAACTACTTCTATGACCTACTCTAACGCAGTATCGGAGCGGCGCTCACTTGTTGATTTTTCTCTGCGCCCAATTCTCAAGGCGATTGAGGAAAGGCTCTCATTACCGGACTTCGTACCGAATCCAGTAATGACGCGCTTCGCACTTGACGACTTCCTACGCGGTAACGCATTGGAACGCGCTCAGGTTTATGAAATCCTGAACCGAATCGGCGCGATGAGCGTTGAGCAGATTCAACGAGAGGAAGACCTAATACCAAATGAAAATTAGTATGCCTATGGTCGTAACTGCGGCCGATACTGTAAAGCGCACAATTAGCGGAACTATTGTGACTTGGAATGAGCAAGGCAACACTTCAGTCGGCCCAACTGTCTTCGCCGCTAACTCAATCGAAATGAAGCCAGTCAAGTTGCTTCTTGAACACGACCGCACTCGTCCGATTGGCAAATTGTTATCGCACGAAGTAACCGCTTCTGGAATTGTGGCAACGTTCAAAATCGCCAACACTATGGCCGGAGAAGACGCGTTGATTGAGGCCACAGAAGGTCTTCGCGATGGTTTTAGCGTTGGCGCACAAATCAACGAATGGACAAATGTAAAAGGCGTAATGAGCATTACTTCAGCAACACTTGACGAAGTTTCTCTTGTTACTGATCCAGCAATCGATTCGGCTCGCGTTAGCGAAGTCGCCGCTTCAGAGAATGAAGCACCTAAAGAAGATTCTGCTCCGGCAACCGCTGACGCAGACAAACCAACCGAAGGAGACCAAGTGTCAGACACTACCGCTCCAGTTCCTGCCGTCGAAGAAGCGGTAGAAGCTGCTAAGGTCGAGACAGTTGCGGCATCACGCCCAGCTTTCTATACCGCCCCTCGCCTGGAGTTCACAAAGGCGAAGTACCTAGAGAACAGCATCCGCGCCGCACTCGGCGACGATGACGCACGTTCTTACCTCCGCGCCGCTGATAACACAACAGACAACGCGGGATTCATCAACACCCCACAAAGCACAACTCTCATCAATGGCGTATCTAATGGCGATCGCGGATTCATCGATGCGCTTTCTCGCGAAACCCTAGCGGCTTCCGGAATGACCTTCGAATTGCCTCGCATCAACACCGCGCCAACTGTGGCATTGACAAACGAAGAAGGCACACCTTCTGAGACAGATATGGGAACAGCTTATATTTCTGTTGATGTCAAGAAATTCGCTGGACAACAAACAGTATCCGTCGAACTAATCGACCGCAGTTCTCCAGCTTTCTTTGCTGAACTCGTTCGTCAAATGGAGTTCGCATACGCAAAGGCAACTGACGCTTACGCAGTAACTCGCGCATCCGCAACCGCAACAGCATCAACCGCAAAGGCTGGCGCAACAGCGGCTAACTACCTTGCTTTCTTTGCTAACGCGGCAAAGAACGTCTATACCGGATCACTCGGCTTTGCTCGCAACGTCGTAGTCTCCCCAGACGTATGGGCTGAAATTATGGGATTGAATGACAATGGTCGCCCAATCTATATCGCTTCCAACCCATCAAACGCAGGTGGCGCACTTTCACCGCTTTCAGTTCGCGGCAACGTCGCAGGTCTAGACCTCTACGTTTCACGCTCACTATCTGGAACTGGCGACGGATCAATCTACGTCATCAACCCAGACGCTCTCACATTCTACGAGAGCCCACGTCTGACACTTCAGACCAACGTAATCGCAAGCGGCCAAATCTCCGTAATGTATTACGGCTATGCGGCAGTAGCTCCAAAACTTCCTGGTGGCTACACAGCGAACGACAACGCGTAGTAAATCTCAATAGTCTGAGCCAGTCCGCTCCCGAGCTGGCTTAGACCCCCTAGATCGAAAGGAAGGCGAGATGCCAACAATAGTTACGGCCACAGAGCTAAGAACCATTCTTGGCGTCTCGTCATCCCTTTATAACGATGCTTACCTGAATGACATTATTGACACTTCGGAGAACTTGATTCTTCCGATGCTCGTCACTTTCCAAAGCAAAATCAACAAAGTCAAACTTGAAGACAATGTCGCATATTTTGAGACTGCGACTATTCACGAATTTACTCAAGGCCAATCCGTCATCATTACTGGATGCGGTTCGCCATTCAACGGAACTCACACAGTAACCGACGACGAAATTACCGACTATGTATTTACCGC